ATTGGTGTTCCTGATTTAGTAGATGTGCAATATAAAAAAGGATCGAAGTTACATCCATACCTTCCCAAGTGGAAGTATTGTGTAATATCTAATGTTGATGTAAGTTATACACCTGATGGATCTTTCGCTACATACAAAAGTGGTTCTCCTGTAGCAACACAGTTGACTGTAGGATTCCAAGAGACCAAGCTCGTATACAGAAACGACATTACAGACAACGAAAACGCAACATACTAATGACATCATCTTACTTCTCACTCGTACCAAATCTAAAGTACGATCAAAAACCTATTAGTTATCCGTTCTCGGAATCAGATTTTGTCATTGCTAAAAACTTTTTCAAACGATTCCGTATCAACAGTGATGTATTCGATCAAAGTCAACTGTATAATAGGATCACGATTGATGATTCTGTTAGAAGGTTAGACATAGTATCCGAAGCATTGTATGGTAGACCAGATTACGACTGGATTATTATCCTAACCAATGGTCTGATCAATCCTCTATTTGATTTTCCTTTAACTGCTACACAGTTACAGAAGCAGGTAGAAAAATCTTACAAAGATCCTTACAATACTATCAGACACTATGAAATCGTAGCGAATAGTGTACAAGAAGAAGTGTTTGGAAGAGTGTTATATGACGAGGGAACACACGTAGACGAGACATTCTACACCAGCAGTCATAAGTATTTTTTCGATGGTAGTGTAGAGTTTGCTGCTGGCAGAGACCTATCATTCCCAGTAACTATCTTCCAGTATGAAGAGAAACTAAACGACGACAAGAGAAATATGTATGCCTTGAAACCATCTCTTGTCGAACCATTTATTGATGATATCAGAAGACAGACACAGTACAAAAAATCTTCTGCTTTCTTGAATAGTAAGCTCAAGCAGACGGGCAAATAAAAAGGAGGGGATTGACTGGATTTTGCCAGTCCCCCCTCCGTATAGCATAGCGCCGACGATATTCAGTTGTATTTATCAGAAGTCTTTGTTCTTAAGATTCTGGAAGAAAGAGAAAGCATCCTCTTCTTCAGTGCTGGATGATGTAGGAGCAGCAGCAACGGGTTCCGGTGCCTTGGCAGTAGGTTCTGCCCAATCCAGTTCATCATCGATCTCATCGGACACTTCCTCAGTGACACTACGACGCTTGGAAGGATTCATCACAGCATTGAGACGAGTCTCCAGTTCATCGTAGGATTTGAACTGACTCTTGTCGATAAGAGGGCTGATAGGATGGAGTTGGTTGAAGATCTCATCCAGCTCATCATCATCCATAGACAGAGCAGTAGGATCACCGAACGTAGAAGATTCATAGTTAGGATACTGACCCTTGAAAGTGATACGAACCTTGAGGTTAGCACCTTCCTTCACATCAAACACATCAACCGGAACGTCACCCAAACCTTCGTCGGGGAACATAGCACGTTGGATGATGTCGAAAATCTGCTGACCATAACGCCAGAGGAATACCTTACCCTCGTTCTCAGGGTTGGCAGGATCCTTGATCACATAGATGTTGCTGATGTACTTCTTCTTACGGGACTTACCAGCAGCAAGATCTGAGCGACCATCCTTATAGTAACCACGGTTCGCCTTACACACAGGGCAGTCACCACCCAGGGTAGTAGGGCAGTTCTCAGCAAACCAATCGTCTTCAGGACCTTGGAACATGTGAGTGAAGAGTTTCACAAACGGAGTTCCATCAGGACCAGGGAGCAAGCGGACAACTGCTCCACCACCAGTCTTCTCTTTGTTGGGAGTGGGCTTCCACTCATTACTAGGACTGCCGCCGCCACCAGACTTTGCTTTGGACTCAGACTCTAGTTCTTTCTGAAGAGCAGCGAAAGAAGAACCAGATTTAAAACTTGAAAATGACATTTTACTTTGTTAACTTTGTGTACTTTGAATGACCCAACATAATGTAAATGGCACGGAAGGGGGTCGTGTCTCCCGTGCCATGTCTGTATTATAGGGGATACCAGGGCGGGTGTCAACCCTCTTGTTCGATCAGTTGAGACCTCATGTAGTCCAGCTTCTCTAGCAGCTCGTCAAAACACTCGTTAAGGGTTGCCTTTTCGGGTGCTCCCAGCATGACAGCAGCATCTTTCATGCTTTGTAGCATGTCCTTTGCTTCTGGATCTTCACTCAATGAAATACGAGTGTTAAAGATCTTCTGCTTTTCGATAAGCGTTTTGAGAACATCAAAGTATTCTAGTTTCTTTTCATAAGAAAGAATAGGAAAAGAGTTAGCTGCCATGAAGCAATACTTTTGCATCTCCATCATCTCTTGGAGATCCCCTCTTACCATTTCTGATTTAAAAAAGTTACTCATAACGTTAGGATTTTTGATCTACTTTTCTTCTTCATGTAGTTTAGATTTTCAGCATCAAACTTAATCTTTTCTTTTAGTGGTTTAGAAATGAGTTTGGGAACAGACTCGATCTCAATCTCATTCGTTTCACAATAATGTAGGACGGCATCGATATAGTTCATGTCATCATTATCGATAGCAATCTTTTCCACTTCCTGTGAAAACTTCACAGATGTCATAAAATTATCCTCCAGATTTTTGGGCATATTTTGTCCTGTATTCTTGGATGTACTCTAATAACGAATCAAGATACTCCTTACGGACTGGTTGGATACTAACCTGAGGGTTACTATCTTCAATAGCCACGATAGTAACTAGTTGCTTAACCTGAATGCCATAGCGTTCTTGTAAGCACAGAGCGTAGGCACACTCTTGAACATAATAGTCGTAAAGGTATTCTTCTTTCTTATACTTGTCGGATGTCTTGAAGTCAATGATAGATAAAACACCATCAAACTCAGCAATACAATCAACTCTTCCGGCAAGTTCCAGCGTATCTGAATATAACGCTGCTTCTTGTAGGTATATATTATTTATACGGTGGAGAGTATCCTTACTCCTTACAAACATATACTTAGAAAGAGGATCTTTGTAGTTTAGATCCTTATTGTTTAAGTAATCCTCAAATAGTTTGTGAACTTTTGTTCCTCTACTAGAAGACCTAGTAGTTTTCTTTTGGGCAGCTTCTTCTCCTACCCTTGCTCTCCATTTCCTAAGAACTTTTTGCTTCTTAGAGTTAGCACCAATCACTGTAGTGATTGAAGGATACTTATTACCTTCTGGTGTAACGTAAAACCGCTTGCCATTTTTTGTGACATCATCCATTTGGATGGGATCTAATCCTATGTGTGTAAATGTCACAGACCTAAGTTAAGCTTCGTAATAATATAAGACTTAACGATACCAGAACGAACGATGTCTTCGATACCATACTCAACGACTTCAAACTCCGGCATGTCATTAAGAATGCGTTGAAAGTCTAGAATGCCATCTTTCTCTGCTGACTTAACTAAGTCAGATTGACGAGCATCACCACAGAACATAATCTTAGTGTCCTGTCCCACGCGTGTCATGATGGAATCAAGTTCGCGGAAGTTTAGATTCTGACACTCATCAACAATAACAATAGCTTTGTCTAGTGTAGTACCACGAAGGAATGATGTAGACCAGAAAGAAATAGTTTCCTGATGCTTCAAGTTCTCATACAACATGTCGAATGAGTTATCATCAGGCATCTCAAACATATACTGTACCATTTTTTTATATGGTATCTGATACAAAGATGCTTTATCATCATGTGTACCAGGAAGGAATCCAATCTCTCTAGTTGCTACAAGAGAGCGTACAATGTATACCTTTTCGTATGGACTATCCTCATCAAGAACTTCCTTTAGTGCTAGGTAAAGAGGAACGAAAGTCTTACCTGTTCCAGCAACACCGTAAGAATAGATACACTTACCCTCACCATATGCCTCAAAGACTTTCCTTTGAGTATCTGTAATCGGTTCAATCGGAAGGAGATAATCCTGATTAATAGGCTTCCTTCGCTTCATCATCTTAGCACTCATACCATTGATATCAGGTTGTGTTTTCTTACGCTGTCTTGCCATACTAATAATCGTATTTTTGTGTGATGGTTGGGTTTCTCTTT